CCAGCCCATCGCCTCGCCCAGCGCATTGCCTGCATCGCGCAAGGCGGCAGGCAGGTGTAGCCGGACAATTTCGGCTGGAGCAAAAGACAAGACAGGCTGGAGCACTAAATCCGCTTCCTTGACCGGCTGAGGCGGCCTGATTCTTCACCGGCGCGATCAAACTCACGTCGAACTGCGGCTCGCGCCAATATCCTTGCCAGCTCCAGAATAGCAGGATGTGGAGGCGGGCTCACTGGGCTGTCCACGGCAAGGCTTTCTGGGCCGCCCTCTCGACCGATCTGCGGACGCTTTCCGGCCATGCCTGATACGCTTCCCAGTTGAGGCGCTGAACCAGCAGGTAACCAGCGCCGGCGAGCCGGTCTTCTACCTTCATGGCAACCATGCCGGGATATCGTTTGAAGAGCGCACGCCAGCGCTGGAATTCACTGCCGTCGTGATCGCTAAGCACACTTCGGACTTCGTCTGATGAGACCACCTCGGCGATGATCTTGGTCATCTCCGAGGTGGTGGCGAAGGCTTCGCGGCCGAGCTCAACACGAAGCCGCTGCTCAAACGCCTCCATGTCGATCTGATCGATATCAATCCTCATGGCCCCGAGATTATCAGCTCGCGCGCCGGAGTCGACTTCCCGCTGACCTGATAGTTGAGGGTAACCTCTTCCATCTCGAACCCGGCGAACATCTCGCGCACCTCTGGCCGGTCGTTGAGGGACAAAATGAAGCGCCCCTGAAGCCCGCTTAAGAGGTCTCTCAGACGCTGGAAATCGGCCTCTGAGAAGATGTCCTTCCCGTAGTCATCGGTGTGCCCCCAGTAAGGCGGATCGCAATAGAACAGCGTGCCAGCGCGGCTGTCATAGCGCTCGATGCAGGTGCCGAAGTCGAGGCACTCGATCAGCACGTCTTCGAGCCGCTCGTGCACGGCCTCCAGCATCGGTTCGAGCTTGCTGAGGCTCCACCGCGGCCGGGAGAAATCGATCCCGAACGTGCGGCTCATCCCGCCAAACCCAGTCTTTTGCAGGTAGAGGAACCGCGCCGCCCGCTCCAGATCGGTCAGCTGCTCGGCCGGGGTTGCGCGCAGGCGGTCGAAGTCGGCCCGGCTGTAGAGCTGGAACTTCAGCACATCGAGCAGCTGCTGGTAGTGCCGCTGCAGGATGCGGAAGAGCGTGACGACATCACGATTCACGTCGTTGATCACTTCCAGCTTCGGCCGCGCCGATCGCCGGAAGAACACACCGCCCATGCCGACGAAGGGTTCAACATAGCGGGTGTGCGGCGTTGCCGCGATGCGCTCCCCGATCCGCTTGGCGAGGATGCGCTTACCACCCAGCCAAGGGGCAACCGGCTGGACGGGGCGAACTGCAGTCAATTCATTTTTCATAAGTGGCACCTAACGCGTGCTCCGCCGCTTGCGGCCGGGGGAGCCGATGGGCCGATCATGACGGCCCCAAGGTGCGAGATTGCCCTCTCGCGGTTCGGGCTGTTGACGCAGCCCGGCCACCCCCGTTTTACCGGAAGCGGAGTTCTTATCGCGACTGCACACGCAGGCGCACTGTGCGATTATCCACCTGCCCCGCCGTAGTTTCGATGCGGATGGTGATCAGGTAGTTCTGGCCACGCGCCCCGCCGGCCAAGCGCCATCGCACTGACCTGGCCAGTATGCTGATGTTGGTGACGATTATGTCCGGGCTGTCAGTAATGACATTTGCTGAGGCGATGGTTTCATCATCCCGAAGCCAGTTGCCCCACTCCATCACGTAATCGAGTTTAGCATCAGGATCTTTCGGGGCAGCAGAAAAACTGTGGCTCATGATGCTCTCTCACGCTTGACGGTAAAAAAACGTTGTTCGGTTTGCACTGTGAATCTGAGACTTTCTCTCGCGACATGAAAGCTCTGACGGGGTGACGTTGGCGGCAAAAACACATCGCCCGTGCCTTCGATCGCAAAGCCGATCAGCGCATCCACAAGCCCCAGCGTGATGATGTCGCCCGCTATCGCTGCGGTCAGGGGCACGGTCGGCGCGATGGTGCCTGCCGTGATGATGTCGCCTGTCGCGCCGGTTTCGGGCCGCAGTTCGGCGGCGATCGTGCCTGCGGTCAGAATGTCGGCGGCGGATTGCGTGGCCAGAGGCAGGGTGCTGGCAACCGCGCCAGCGGTGATGATGTCGCCCGATGCGTTGGCGGTCAGGGGCAAGGTCGGCGCGATGGTGCCAGCGGCCAGCGTCACGCCGGTTGCGGCAGCGGCAAGCGGCAGGCTGGCGGCGATCAGCCCGGCCGCGATGGCAACGCCCGATGCGGCGGCGGCAAGCGGCAGGGTGCTTGCCACCGTGCCTTGGATGCCGGTGGTGGCGATGGTGACGAAAGCTTCAAGCTGGTCGCGCTGTGCCGTGGTCAGCAGGCGCGAAACGCAGACCGCCTGATAAACGATGCCGTTCAAGCGGAGGGCAGACAGGCTGCTGCCGCCGATGCCCAGCGGCCATGGGCCGTAATTGGCCGCACCCTGCACGGTCGTGCTGTTCTGAACGAACAATCCGCGATCCAGCCTTAGCGTGCTGGTGTTGGTGCTGGTCTGGCCGATGCCCGTCTGCACCCGCGTGCGCGGTGAGGCTTCGGTAACGTTGTTGCGGGATGCCAACCCCAGCGCCGACGATCCGCGCGAAGCAAAGTCGAAACGCGGTTGCCCGGTAGCGCCCGGCGCAAGCAGGTTCCACGATCCGGCAGATGTGGTCGTCCCGAAGGTAAGGCCTAGCGCTGCCGCCGCGTCGCTCAGTTTGCGCAGGCCGATGCACGCTGTGACCGCATCGGTTCCCCATGCAAAGGCGGGCGCTTCAAGAAAATCATCGACACCATCGAACAGCAGGCCGAAGCGTCCGTCTGCGCCCTGCACCAGCAAAGGACGCGAAGCCGCCGCCGCCTGCGTGGCGTGATTGCCGCGACCCGACTTGTCGTTGATGCGTGCAACCGATTGCCCTGCCGCCGTGACCGGCATAGTCCCCGCCACGTCCTGAAACATGGTGGAAAGGTCTGAAGGGTCATACCACGCGCCCTGCTCGCCAGCGGCAAACAGCGGGGTCGGCTGCCAGAATGTCATGGTGCATCCCCTGTCACCCGCGCCAAGCCCTGTTCGGCGCACACGGCGTCAAAATGCCCGTCCATGCCGACCCGAACCGACACCACCAGCGCCCGCAGCAGCGCATCGAAATCAGCCTGCGCAAAATCCAGCCCATCGGGCAAAGCGCCCGCATCCAGCGTGTCGAGAAACGCCTGCGCCACCCATGCGTGCAATCCGTAATGCGTGGCGGGTTCAAGGCCGGAAGGGGACAGGGGAACCGAATAGTTCCCCGGCCCCCAGCCCATCGCCTCGCCCAGCGCATTGCCTGCATCGCGCAAGGCGGCAGGCAGGATCAGCACGCAAGACAGCAGCATTACGCGCCGCCTGCCGACAGGGTGAGCGCGTTGATACGGACAAGCTGACCGGTCGAAATCGCGGTCGAGCCAAGCTGCATGATGCCGCCCGCGCCGGTCGCCGTCACGCTGCCCTGCACATGGCACACCGCGCCCTGCATGATCTCGAAGTGGCCCGCCGTGCCGTCTGCGATGGCGGCAAATTCAGGGATGGCGGCGCCCGCCTTGCTGCCGTTCACGGCATCAGCCAGCCAGTTTGCGGCCAGCTCCACCTGCGCCAGAATGGTGCCGGTGCGGGCAGCGGCGCAGTTGGCAGGCGCAGCGCCCGTGCGAATGCGAAGGGTCGGCGCGGTGCCGATGGCGGTTTCCATCGCGTCAATGGCGGCATTGCGGGCGGGGGTGGAGAACTGGGACATGGTGGTTTCCTTTCGGTAAGGTGGATCAGTTGGTTTGGGCCGCGTCGGCCGCTTCTTTGCGGAGCACGTCCTCGTTGAGGCCGGTGTCGATGAAGAATTCGTCGGCCTGCTCGACTGTCAGGCGCGGGCCGAACAGCTCGATCGCTTCGGCGTCAGCATCGGCGTGGACCGCCTTGATCACCGCCTGCCGGTCGAGCTCGGTCTTGGTGCGCAGGAAATCCGCCGCGCGCGGGAACGGCAGATCCTTCAGCCAGGCGACGACATCGCCCAGCTTCACCCCGCGCTTCAGCTTCACGGCCGGCGGCGTGAGGCGGATGCCGATCTTCGCGCCCGCCAGCTCGGCCGAGCGTTTACCCTTGGCCAGTTCGTCTTTGCCGCCCGCTTCCCACCACGCCTTCAGCCCGGCGAAGAGCGGCTTGGCCTGCGCCTGAAGCTCGGCGAGGCGCGCGTCGCGCTGGAGGGTGATCCTGTCGATCGCGGCGGCGGCGGCGAGCTTCTCCAGCGCGATCTCGCGGTCGATCGCGACAAACTCGCCCATCATCAGCGTGGCCTCGGCCGCGTCGGCCGGTGCGGGGGCGGCTTCCTGCTTGCGGCGCGCCATTATTCTTCCTCCTCGCCATCGGGGGACAGCGGCCAGCTGGCGGCGTCCATATCGAGATCGCGCAGCGCCTGACGGTAGATCGCCCATTCGCTGCGATCATCCACGCTGAGCGGGCTGTCGGGCAGCTGGGTCCAGTCGCTCGCGGCGAGCAGCTGGTCGCGCCGGCGACGGCGGGCCGCGCGGTTTTCCTCGGCGCTGGGCGCGCGGGGCACGGCCACCGGCTTGCCGCCGCGCATTTCGATGCTGGAGCCCTTCTGCTGGGCGGCCATCAGCTGCTCGAACTGCGCCTTCGAGATTTCAGCAGCGCCGGCAGGGATCTGGCAGGCCGGATTGTCGACCATGACGGGACGCTTGCCCGCCTCGCGCTCGGCCGCGCTTTTCCACGTCGGCAGCTGGCGCGAGCCTAGGATCGCTTCGTGATGGAACCGGATTTCGCCCGTGGCGGGATCGGTATCGAAATAGATTTTCATGATGGGCTTACCTTCCGAAGACGAGGACGTTGACCGAGACGCTGATGTCGAGCGCGCTGTAAATCGACACGCTGCTCAGCCCGATGCCGCTGACATAGGGACCGTTGCTGTCGGCGGTGGCGATCGGACGCCCGCCATTGACGAAGCCTGCCCTCGCTTCGGTCGGGAAGGCCTGCGGAAGCGTGAGGATCGTCGTGTTGTTGTCAGTCACGGTGCCGGAGAAAAGCTGCGCGATCACCGGCCCGATGCGGATGATCCACGCGCCGCCGATCTGGGTCAGGCTGACAAGCCCGGCGAGGCTGGCGGGCGTCACGGCCACGTCATTGCGCACCTGCGCGGCGGCTTCTGCCGTCGTCGCCGGCGTGACCGTGAAGGTGCGGTCGGCGGCAAGGTTGCCGCCTCCGGTCACCAGCCCGGCCGCCAGCACCTGCCGGGTGGTTGCAACCGCGCCGCTGCCATCGCCCACCACGCCCGCGATCAGCGCGACGATCGCGTCCGCCAGCTGGTCGTTGGTGCCCTTTTCGAGATCGAGGTTCGCCGCCAGAATGACGTTGACGATCTCCTCCTGCACGGCGTTGAGCCAGTCCTGATCGATCAGGGTGGCCTGCTGGCCGGTGGCCGGGTTGCCGGGGTGGAAACGGTTGTCGACGTTCCCGCTCGTGTCGATGCGATGCATGGGTTGCTCCTCAGCTGGTGAAATCGATCCAGAAATCGGGCTCGCGCTCGATGACGTAGGCGAAGATGACGTTGGTGTGCGCCGGGGCGGCGCGGCGGATGACGCATTCCAGATCGAACGACCCGAAGCCGCGCACGCGGGTGCCGACCGGATCGCCGACCTTGAAATGCGCGATCGCCAGCACCGGGCGGCCCGCGCCGTCGAAGGGCTGGACGATCACGGTCCAGGCGTGCGCCCAGGCTTCATCCTTGCAGCGGTCCCCGACACGAAAGCCGGTGCGCAGCGGGCCGTGTTCCTCGATATCGATCTCGAAGCCGATGCGGGCGGCAAGCTCGATGAAGTCGGCGGGACGCTGCCCTGCGACGCTGGTGAGTTTCTCGATCAGGGCAACGCGGCGTTCACCAACATTGTCGGGCTGTCCGGTGCACGAATCAGGCAGGCCAGCCACGCGCTCCCAGTCCGTCAGGGTCTCAAGCGCGGTGCGCGGATCGGCCTCGTCCAGCAGATCGAGGGCGCGGGCATCGATGCGGGCGAACTCGGCCGCCAGTGCCTCCAGCAGCCGGGCGAAGGTGCCTCCGGGCGCAATGTCCCACGCGGCTCCGCGCGGCAGCAGCTGGCGCAGCACCTGAGCGTGGTCCGCCTCGCTGCGGGCAATGATTGCCGCGCCGGCCATCAGACAAACGTGACCTCGCCCAGCGAAACGATCTCGCCGGGTGCCGGGGTGATATCGCCATCGGGCAGCTCCAGCGCATGGCTGAATTCGCCCCCGGCCAGACTGATCGTTTCGGACAGGCGGCTGCGATAGATCGTGCCGCCCGGCTGGGCATCGCGGGCGAGGAAGTCGGCGAGCTCGGCCTCGACGGCGGCGCGCACGGCCGGGGTGTTGGGAGCGACCCGCAACAGGATATCGAGCGGGGCTGGTGTCGGCGCGAAGACCACGACCTCGGCCGTCACGGGCCGCAGCGCGTCGAGTGCGGCCTGCACAGCGGCAATGTCGGCCGACAACGGGATGATGTCCTCGCGCTGGTCCATGACGAAGGCGACGCCGACTGTGCCGGCACCCATCCAGCCCGGATAGACCCAAGCCCGCGTGACGCCCGGCTGCGCCAGCGCCCAGGCGCGGTAATCGTTGCTCGATCCGCCTTTCGGCGGCGTGCGGATGCGATCGAGAAGGCGGACGAGAAGGCTGGCATCGTCTTCCTCCAGCGCGCCGCGCGTGCCTGCGGCGGTCACCGTGATCGACGCGTTTACGCCCAGAACGGCGCTAGACAGGGTCAGTACCGTGCCCACCGTCAGATCTGCAGCCGGGCCAGCATCGACCGCCTCCAGCGCCAGCGCGGCGGTGCCGGCAGCAATCACGGCCGGAGCGGTCACGCGGTAAGCCTGCCCGTCGATCCGCAGCGCCTCGATGCCGGCAGCAATCGTCGTGCCGTTGACGCCGGTCGCCGTGGCGGTGGCGGTGGCGGCAACCGCAGCCTTGCGGCGGATGCCCCATGTCGCAGCGTGGCGGGCGAGGAATTCCCCATCAGCGGTGTCGGGGAAGATCTGGCGGGCGAGGTAATCGAGATAGCCATAGACGCCCGAGACCGCGCCGCCATGCATGCGCGCCAGCACGTCGAGCACGGAATGGCGCAAGGCGCTGTCAGCGCCGGGCAGGCGGGTTTCGATATCGCCGCGGTTGCGGGCGATCAGATCGCTCAGGGTCGGGCGGTTGAAGGGCATCAGGCGGGCTCCGGCAGAATGGCGGTGATGGTGGCGGTCGAGGCTTCCCAGGTGAAATCGTGGCGCTGGCGGTTCGGGCCGCCCGGCCGGTCGATCTCGACAGCGATGGCGAGGAGGTCCGGGGTGGATTGTCCGGGCCGCACCTGCGCCTCGACCACGACCCGCACGGCCGAGGCGATGCCGTCGCGCACCAGCCAGGCCAGCGCCTCCTCGCAGGCCTGCTTGGCCTGGGCGAGCACCTGACCGGTGATCTTGGAACGGGACAGCAGCCACAGCAGCGAGCCGATCCGGTTCACATCGCGCGCGGTGCCGGCGTCGGGCCGATCATCGCGCGCATAGGCATCGCCCCACCATCCGCGCCGATCGCCGCCCGGTTCGGGCAGGGTCTCGTCATCGGAGGCGCGGGCATCGCTGAAGAGCGAGATCAGGATCGCGGTGCGCATGCCGGCATCGGTCACGAGCTGGCCATTGGCGAGCAGCAAATCGGCGGCCATCGCATCGGCATTCCAGACCAGTGCAAGATCCGTCATGCCGCTTTCACCTTGCTACTGCCGCTGATGATCTTGCCGCCCGCAACGTCATCGCCGACCCGGGCGACTGCCGCGCCGCCGCTGCCGCCCAGATCGACCGCGTCGGCCGTGATCGTCACGCTGTCGGCGGTCACCTCGGCGGTATCGCAGGTCACCTCGATCGCGGGTGCATCGACTGTCAGCTTCGCAACTGCGGTCACCGCAATCGCATCCCGGCCGAGCTTGATAACGTTGCCCAGATCATCGAACAGCGCGACCTCGCCGTCCTGCAGCCCGGTCAGCCGGTAGCGGCGATCCTCGATCGCCAGCACCACGCCATGGCTGCGCAGCCCGCCCGCGAACACGACCAGCGCCTCGGCCCCGGCGTGCGGCACGCTGGTCAGGCCATAATTCTGGAACCGCTCGACCGCATCCTGGCTCTCATCGGCTAGCAACTCGATCTGCACCTCCTGCGCCTGGCGCGCGTCGTCGACCAACCTGACGATCGCCCGCGCCACCATGCCGCGCACCCGGCCTTCCAGCCCGCTCATCATTTCGCGTGCCGCGCCGATCATGCGCGCGGCTCCGGTTCGGCAAGCTGGGTCCATGCCTCGGGCGGGACGAGGTCGAAGGTGGTCACCGTGCCGCCTTCCGCATCCCGGCTGAAGCTCAGCCGCTCGATCAGCAGCGATCCGGCGATGCGCGCGCTGGGCACATCGCAATCGGCGCGCATGCCGTGCGCGAAGGGCTTGCCGTTCGCCATCAGCCAACCCGGGACAGTGATCTGCGCTGAGGTCGACCGGCCCGATCGGACGGCGGCTTCCCACTCGGCCCGCTTCTTCAGGGCGGCCTGATCGGACTGTTCCTCGCCGATGATCAGCAGCGGGCGGTAACGGGTGATGGCCGGATCGCGCGCCTCGCCGCGCACCTGCGCCACGGCCGCACCGTTGCGATCGTCGCTGCCGGCAGCCTGCCCCTTGACGATGTAGTCCGAATAGCGGTCCGCAACGCTGCGCGGGCCGCTGGCGAAGAGGACATTCTCACCTTCAGCCAGGCGGCCGATGCTCTGGCCGCTGTCGGGGTTGCCAATCCGCAGAACGCCGTCGCCGGCCGACCATGCCACCAGCCCGCGATAACGGCACATCCGCTCGATCGCGGCGAACACGGTCTCGCCCTGCTGGAGCGCGAACTTGGTGAAAGGCGCGCCAGTGTCGCCCACGATCTCGATGGCGATGCCGAACGGCTTCACCAGCTCGGCCGCGATGAGTTCAAGCTTGCGGCCGCGCCAGCTTCCGGGCGTGTGAATCGCCGAGCAATCGACCAGGTCAGCCGTGCGATCGCGGCCGCTGACATCGATGCCGCGCTCATCCGGGCCGACGAAGGGTGTGAAGCTGTCAATGTAGCCGGTGATCAGCGCCTCGCCGGCCAGCATCACGCGGCATTCGGCACCCTCGCGGATTGGCCAGTCCTCGGCCCCGGTGCGCTCTTTCGCAGCAAGGCGCAGGCTGAAGGTGCCGGTCATCTGATCGATGCCGCGCTCGATCTGGACCGTGGACCAGCCCGAATAACCGACGCCGCCAACCTGCAGCTGGACCATGTGATCGGGCAGCGTCGTCATGCCACGCGCACTCCGCTTTCGGGCGCGGTGGTCAGCAGTTCGATATCGACGCCGGCAGGGACAAAGCTGGGATGGGCAATCGCGTTTCGGGCCACCACGGCTGCCGCGCGGGCTTCCAGCGTCACGGCATCGCGGCTGCGCCGGCCAGAACCCGCCTCGGTTTCGCCGCCGTAAAGCCGGTGGGCGAGCACCAAGGCAGGCTCGCTGGCGCTGAGCTGCAGCTGGTAGATCCGCGCAAGGCTGGCCCCGCGCGCGCCGATATCGCGGGCAAGTGCGCGGCGCAGCCGGTCAAAGGCATTGGCGGCCGCGTCGTCGCCGCGATCGGCCGCAGCCAGCGCCAACCGGTCAAGCCGGTCCGAAACGCTGTCACGCACCGCGACCGCCTCGTCATAGCTGGGGTATTCAAGCGCGCCGGCCGTGCGCACCAGCTCGGCCGCCGAAACGATCTTGAACAGGTGGGTCAGGGCGGTCCGGTTGGCCTGCTCCAGTGCGCGCTGGGGCGTGCGGACCGGGAATTCCATTTCGGGCGGCTGCCAGTCGACCAGCATCTCCAGCGATTGCAGCCGGGTCCGTCGCCCGCCGCCGCCCAGCGCCGAAACCGCCAGCACAAGGCCGGTGACCGACAGCGCCAGCGACAGCGGGGCGCGGAGCAGGGACTGGACGTTGGCGGGCAGGAAGCTGAGCCCGGCCTCGAACGCGCGAAGCGCCGGGCCAACGCCGCCGCGCAGGCCCGCGGCGAGCTGAGCAACCTGCCCCATGCCCTTGACGATCTCGGCCGCAGCATCCTCGACAAAGCCGGCGGCGTCCTCGATCGAGAACCTGTCCTCGAACTCCTCCGGGGCCTCCTCGATCACGGCATCGGCCGCAGCTGCGCTGTCATCGCCCACCGCTTCGGCAGCGGGCGCGGCGACGGCCTGCCCGGCCTCGCCGAAGGTGATGCTGAAGCGCGCGATCCCGCCCTCTTCGGTGCTGTGGCTGCACGAATAGTCGAACACCACCGCCATCATCCGCCCGTATTGCGGGTGGACCAGCAAGCCCGGCCCGGCCGCTTCGAGCGCGGTCAGCAGGGCGTCGCGCTGGGTCAGGAAATCCGCACCGATCACATGGCAATCGATCGAGAAGGTTTTCGCCCGTGCGCCGAGATCTTCGGTCACCGGATCATCGCGGCCGGGGAACTCGTGGCTGACCACGCGCCGCCCGCCCATCCGCTGCTCGCCCTCGGTCCGGAACGCCGCGCCGCGAAAGCTGCCCTGCTGGTACTGGTCGCGCCAGGCCATCAGCTGGCACTCCGCATCGTCTTGCCGGTGCGCACTTCCATGGGCAGCGGCGTGCCCAGAGAATTCACCGGCGTCGCGCGCACCTTGAGATCGGGCGAGCTGCTCACATCGATCTTCAGCGCACCGCCGATATTGAGGCCCGCCTGCTTGCCGCTGAGCTTGCGCACGAAATCATTGTCGCTCGGAAGCCGGGATGCGGGCGAACCCGGCGCGGGCGGCGGAGGTGCGGGGACCAGCGAGCCGCGCATGTTCCTGATGCGGTCGGGAATGGAATACACAAAGTCATCCGCCGCGCTGCCGGTATTGAGCCAGGCGCTCGCATCCTTGAGCCAGAGGATCGCATCGGCCAGCACCCCGACGGCGTCGGCGATCCTCTTTACCTCCTGCCCCACCTTGTCCCACTTCGTCTCGTCGACGAACTTCTTGCCCCACTCCCACGCTTTCTGGAGCCGATCGGAGATATCCTCTGCCCACTTCTTCAGCTCGCCGCTCTTGGCCATCTCATTGACCCTGGAGAGCAGCCCTTCGAGGTCTTTCTTGACCATGTCGAAGATGCCCGCCTCGGCAACGAGCAGCAGGAAGTTGGTCCACATATCCTTGAGGTTGGAGATGATCCCAAACAGCGTCTTGGCCTGCCGCGCCATCCCGCCGCCGAACCGATCGTTGAAAATCCCGACCAGTGCCTTTTCGATTGCAGCGCCCGTGAAATCAGCGTCGCGGCGAATATCCTTCCCGTTCTTGCGGAACGTGAAGC